AAAACAAGCGGCACCTCCACAAGCTGAGGCACCTGCACCATCTCCAGTTCCTGAAGCACCAGTTGCTGAACCATCTATGGATGCGGCACCCGATGTTTCTGAACCTGTAAATCCATCAGAACCAATTTCCAAATCAACAGATAACGATATGGGTATGGGAGATACATCATCAGATGATGCAAATATGGGTGGTGACACGGAAAATAGTGAAGATCCTGCTAAACGTTCTGATTACATGGGTGAAGTTCAAAAATATGCAGGTAAATTAGGACAAGAATTAAGAGATTTACATGATAGAATGGAAAGTGATGATATTAAGTATGTTCTTAATATGGTTATTTCTGCAGTGGATTTAGATAAACTTGATGATGAGGATATTGAAGAAATTGCTAAAAAATTCGAAAGAGACGAAGAGGGAGATGAAAGCGACTTTGATGGTGATATGCCATCTGAAGACGCTCCGAGCGAAGAACCTTCTGATGCGGAATTGGGTGAAGAAGCTATGAATGCTTTGGATGAATTTATTGAATCACCAGCACCTCATGATCAAATAGAAACAAGTTTGGATTCTTATATGGCAACCGAAGGTTCTAAGAAACCAGTGAGACCTGAAATTGGTGCACATGGTGAAGATCACTTAGAAGAAATTGATTTAGACGAAATTAAAAATAATATAAGCCAAGCGATTGGTGAAACTTTAAGTAAATATTTTAAACACTAAAATGCACTTAATATATGTCAATGAAATCGGTTCGGACTACAAAGGACAAAAGCAATACGAATTCGTATTTAGCGAGACTACTGAGATTGACATGGGTGAATGGTTTATTATTCCTGCATCGTCTAGCTCTCAATCTAAATCGCCTGACATCGAATATGTTGATGTAGTTGGTTTATTAAAAAATACAGATTTACAATTAGAACTTATACAAAACTCTGACTATTTTGGTGTTATTGATGCCGTGGATGGGGTTATTGCAATGGCTTGGGAAAAGTTTGACTTCAATAATACTGAAGATAGACTAACATTCAAGTTTGCAGAACCGATAGAGAATGTAACAAAGAAACTAAAGTCAAGGGGGTTTGTTTTACTAAACGAAGAAATTAAATTTAAAAATATATGAGAAGGGATATAATTGTTGAAAAACTTATTGCAGAGGGTTTATCGGAAAAAACATTGGTTAAACTAAATGATAAACAACTTAATGAATTAGCTGAAAGAATGTTGGGTGAAGCTATAACAACAACTATGGATGCCATACAAAAAAGTCCTTCTTTACAAGCGGCAGCAAAGGATAAAAATCAAACTTTAAATGTTGTTGGTGAAGACGATGTAACTGAAGATTTAAAAGGAAAACAAAAGAATATCGATAAGAATCACAACGGCAAAATAGATGCTGAAGATTTTAAAATATTAAAAGGTAAGAAGAAAGAAAAGAAAGGTGATGACGTTAAAAAAACGGCACCTAAAAAGAAAGTAGCAACTGCAGCAATGTGGAAAAGCGTTCAGAAAGAAGGGATTAGTACTAAAGTATGGGTTGAAAACATTACTGAAAATGAGCTATACCATAATTTTACATCTAAAAATGAAATTATTGAACTTATTCAAAACAAATTGAATGAATCAAAAAAAGTGAAAAAAGATAGTTTTATGGATACCAAAGACATTAAAAACGTAATAACAAACCATCTTAGAAAAAAGAAGTAATAGGATTAGTTTTTATTGATTTTTTTTGTTATTATTTATTTAAATAAATTAAAACATGGCAGCAAATCCAACAACAAAACCAAAGACACCACCAACCGTAAAGCCGGGCACTAAGCCAAAAACACCTAATACTCCATATAAACCAGGAGAAGGTCCAAAACACAATCCAAAGGCTTAAAATTTTATCCACATAATTAGTTTTTATTAAAAATTTTAGTTATTTTTTATCTACACCAAAGATAATAAAATGGCTATTAATTTTACAACAAACGACAGGTTTGATAAGGGAGTTCAAGAAAAACTACAACTTGAGGAAACGCCCTTAAAAATCATTCCATTTCCCAAAACAGGAGAAGAACCAAATCAAAATTTCCAAGAACTATTAGCTTCCGAAAGGTACACCCAAGTAATAGAAAAGATTAGAAGATATACTAATCTTGATACTACTATTGTTGGTAAACAAGGGTTGAATCAATACATGGGGGAAATGATGGATTCGGTATATAAAATAATTGAATTAGAAAATCCACATAGGGAACAATTGGAAGAATTAGGAATAAATCTTGTTAAAAAAGAAATGGGTATTCCTGAAGGTGTAATTCAATTTGACGCTAAAATAATTGGGTTTGGTGGTGTTGAAACTAACGATTTCAACATGGAAAAACCAGAAGACCCTCAAAGTCCAGTTAACATTGAGCAAGAGGAAATTAGTGATGAGTCCGAAATATTCAAATTAGAATGTGCTAAAAGAAGATGTATAAATGCAATTATACAAGGCGCTTCAAAAAGAGGACATTACATGTATCATTATGTCGAACAAGAGTTAACTGACATAGTGGGTAACGATAATTTAACCGCCATGTATGGAAAGATGATGTCAGTTAACGATGCTCTATATTGGCATTTACCTGATAACTCATTGGAGATGATGGCTATGGAAGGTTCTATTGCGGGTAAAGAGGAAGTTGATAGAACAACTGAGCCACCGACTATTAAAGTAAGAGCTATTAATTTTCCCGCATTAATACACGAATTGATTAAGGGTATATTAGAATTATTTTCACATCAAGGAGAACCAGAAGATAAAGAATTATTTATCAAGGTTATGCAACAAGAAGATTTACTCCATAAAGAAATGTGGGATTTAAGATTAGGACCTTCAATGTGGGATAGAATTAGGAGCCAATTTCCTGAAGAGATATTAGTTGACGAAACAATGGTTGAGCATCAAAATTATTTAATAACTGAAATTTTTAAATTACCCGCTAAGACTTTCTTAATTTTTATTAAAGAAGTTCTTACAGGTTCAGAAAAGGGTAAAAAATATATGAGTAAACTAATGAAAAATGTTTATGAAAACATAAACCAAAATGAGTTTTTACTTGATGATTCAAGTGATGATGACGATGACGATGGTGGGGAATTAGTTAGATAAAATAAGAAAGGAGTTAAATACTCCTTTTTTTTGTATTTATATATATGAATCCAAAGATTGAGCAGTTAAAAGAATATGCAAAAATTATTAAAGATGCACCTTATGCTTTAAAAACATATTTGCAAACTTATGATAATACGCAAAAAAAATATGTTCCATTACAATTATTTCCTGATCAGATACAATTGATAGAGGACTATGAAAAGTATAATGAGAATATCACAAGAAAATATAGACAGGCGGGAGTTACAACAGTAACGGCAGCATGGATTTCAAAAAAATTGCAAACTGCTAAACCTGACGAACCGGAAAGAGTTCTTCTTATTGCAAACAAACGAGATACTGCGGTGGAGATGGCTAATAAAGTTAGACACTTTTTAGAACAATGGCCTGATTGGTTAAATGTTGGTTTCTCACCCGATAAAAACTCCGAAAGTAGATTTAGATTAAATAATGGTTGTGAAGTTAAAGCCGTAGCAACCTCTGCGGATGCGTTACGTGGTTATACACCTACGATACTTGTATTTGATGAGGCGGCTTATATTGAGGCGGGAGAAGACTTTTGGGCTGCGTCTATGGCGTCCCTATCAACGGGCGGTAAGATTATACTTATCTCAACACCAAATGGCTACGATCCAATTTACTATGGCGTTTATGATCAAGCGGTTCGTGGGATAAATGATTTTCATATTACAGATTTAAGATGGTTTAAAGATCCTCGCTATGCTAAAGATTTAAAATGGATTAAATGTAAAGATATTGTTCACTATATGTTAAATCGTGAACAATACAATGACGATGAAGTTATTGCGTATGATGTACCTGATGATAAATTTCAAGAGTATACAGAAAACGGTTATAAACCATATTCAGCGTGGTTTGAGTCGATGTCTAAAAAATTCAAATACGATAGGCGTAAAATTGCTCAGGAATTGGAATGTGATTTTTTAGGTTCGGGAGATGGTGTAATTCCAAATGCAATTCAAGAAGATATTGCAAAAAATATGATACGTCAACCTATTGAAAAATATATGCAGGGTACCTTTTGGCAATGGAAAGAGCCAATACAAGGACATCGCTATATTATGGGTGTAGATGTAAGTAGAGGTGATAGTGAAGACTATTCCTCAATTAATATTGTGGATTTTGATGACAGAGAACAAGTAATTGAATACATTGGTAAAATACCACCTGATGACTTAGCGGCGGTTGCTTATAAATGGGGAGTATTATATGATTGTTTCATTGTTGTCGATATTACAGGTGGAATGGGTGTTGCAACCTCAAGAAAATTACAAGAGTTGAATTATAAAAATTTATACATTGACGGTGTTAATACTCAAAACATATGGGAGTATAACAGAAAAGCAATGGAAAAAATTCCTGGTTTGAATTTTAATAATAAAAGAACTCAAATTGTAGCTGCCTTTGAAGAGCAATTGAGAAAAGGTTTTATTGTTAGATCAAGTAGGTTACTAAATGAACTTAACACTTTTGTTTATTTAAATGGTAGACCCGATCACATGAAAGGAGCACATGATGATGCTATTATGAGTATGTCTATGGCACTATATGCGGGTGATATTTGTTTTAACCAATTACAAAGGAACGATAGTAAAAATAAAGCTATGATTGAATCGTGGGCTTTATCCGAGAGAACGTATGAACCAGAAAAAGCATTATATTCATATGGTGCGTCCTTTGATCAAATAGGCTCTATGGGTGTAGATAATAATTTAATATATCATAAAGACAACCCAAATAATTTACCTAAAGATGCGTATAGACAATATAATTGGTTATTTGGGAGGAGTAAATAACCTTTGAAATGTTAAAAAATTAGTTTATATTATAAAGAAAAGTATTTATATACATGGCACAAAATCCTAGCAATCCTACTGTTTTTCAGAAGCTAACAAAAATGTTTGGCTTCCCTGGGCAAGTAAAACAGACTAATACACCGTCTTTTAATTTTAGTAAAGACGAATTATTAAGAACCGACAGTAGAGAAGAATATGAAAAGGCAATGTTACAGGCTCAACAGAGTCAGTTTATTTCCGACAAGTGGGCTAAATTAGATCAGTCACTTTATAATCAATCAGTATACTACGAACCTACAAGGTTAGCAGCATATTATGATTATGAGTCAATGGAATTTACACCAGAGATATCAGCAGCATTAGACATATACGCTGAAGAGTCAACTACTATGTCTGAAAAAGGTGAGATTTTAACAATCTACTCTGAATCGGATAGGATTGTAAAAATATTAACCGAATTATTTCATCAAAAATTAGATATCAACACCAATCTACAAATGTGGGCTCGTGGGTTATGTAAGTATGGTGATGATTTTGTTTATTTAAAGTTAGATCCTGAAAAGGGAATTATTGGTTGTCAACAATTACCTAATATTGAAATAGAAAGAATTGAAGGTGCGTCGAGTAAAACAAGCAATCAAAGAGATAATATTAAAATACCAACACGTGAATTAAGATTTCAATGGAAGAATAAAGATTTAGAATTCCAAGCGTGGGAAGTTGCACACTTTAGATTATTGGGTGACGATAGAAAGTTACCATATGGTACTTCTATGTTGGATAAGATTAGAAGAATTTGGAAACAACTTTTACTTGCTGAAGATGCTATGTTAATTTATAGAACATCAAGAGCACCTGAAAGACGTGTATTCAAGATATTCGTCGGTAATATGGATGATAAAGACATTGAACCATATGTACAAAAAGTTGCAAACAAATTTAAAAGACAACCAATATCTGATCCATCTAATGGACAGGTAGATATGCGTTATAATCAAATGGCTGTTGATCAGGATTATTTTGTTCCTGTTCGTGATCCATCACAAACAATGCCAATTGAAACTTTACCGGGCGCACAAAATTTAGGTGAGATTGCTGATATTGAATATATTCAAAAGAAATTATT